CAACCATTGCTGGCGAAGCTGTAGCAGTTGGAAGTGCAGTAGCACCCGGCAAACGTGCAGCCAGAGGAATAGAATGTGTTCCTGCAGAGCTTGTAGTAATGTTGCCAAAGTCACCTTTATGCAGTTGCATAGAGGACAGCAGTTCGTTAGAACCAGCAGTAGATACTGCTTTAGTACCATTTACTGAATCGTTCAATGCATCAGCTTGTGAGTGCAAAGAAGACTGCTTGTAACCAGCCATGTAGCCAAGAACTTCTTGGTCATGATTATCAGCAAGACGATATGCAGCGCGGCTAGTAGCAAGGTCCATGAAGTTTACGTGGCTGTGAGCCTCTTCAATGTCATCCATTTTGAAAGCAAAGTAATTAGCTTTGTCAATGGTGAGAGAGAAGTCTTCATCGTCCAAATCTTGTGCGGTAACATTCGTACCACGTGCATATGCTTGAACCGAAATTTCTGGTTCTTTAATGATTTGGACAGTATCACCTTGTGAGGCAATCTCTCCCATGTAGTCAGAGTTGGTAATATCACCAACAACAGTACTCTTGCGAAAAGCAAGCTGTACTTTTTTTGAGTAGATTACAGGACTAAAATTACCATTTGGTAAATTCCCATAACCTGATGCGGTTGTAAAAGCCATAATTAATCCTCCTATAAAGTTTAGGCTTTGTGAGCTAAACACAAAACATAAGAGGCTGTTATTTTTCTAGGGTGCGGAATCCGGGCCTATACTTAAACAGGTAAGTCTTATTCTTTTTTTGTTTAGTTTGATTAGGTTTAGTAGGGAAGGTAGACCAATAATGGTGGCTTCTTTTACTATACCCCTAGTTATACTGACAAAAATACTTTTGTCAAGACCTATTAACGTGCAGAACCTGATATATCGTAAATAAATTTACCAGATTGTATTGCTTTAGTAATTTCTTCTTCTCTTTTTTCAAATTCCTGAGCTGACATACGTTTAACATCAGACTCTTTTATAGTTCCTTTTGTCTCATCTGCTTCTATTTCGGTCTTAGAACTTTTAACAACAGCAGAAGCAGCAGCTTTAGTCTTAGCCTTTTTGCCTTCTTTTGTAAGTCCTTTATCTGATTTATACAGATCAATAACACGTACTACTGAACGAGCATCTTCTGAGTTTTCGTACAGTGCATCCTGTACCCACTTAGGCTGTTCTTCTACCCAGTCATGAAATGTATCTGAGTCTCGTAAATCATCAAAATCTGAGTGGGCTTCACGTATTTGACTCTCTGCAGTTTTACGTGATGCTTGAACATTAATAGCATCTAATTCTTTTAAACGGCTATCTGCTTTGTCAAACATCTCCTGTGCTTTTTTAGCAGCAATAGTTTCAACTATACTGGCTATATCAGGATTATTGTTTGCCCATTCAGCAATATCTTCATCAGAACTAGGAGGAACAATAGTCTCGGTAGCCATACGTTTTTCTAGCGCTTCAAGACGTTCCTTGTATTCCTTTTCTTTTTCTGCTGCATGTCTACGTAAATCACCATAGCGTTTCTTGAAAGACTTCTCTTCCCTACTAAGGGTTTCTGTTTCTTCTTCCTTGACCTCTGTAGGTGTGTCAGGTGTTTCTTCAGAGGTCTCAACTTCCGTCTCCTCTTTGGTGCTTAGAAGTTCTTCTAATTCTTTTTCTTGTTCTTCAATACGTCTACGATTACGATTGTTGTGTTTTGCATTTACAAATCCTGCAGTCTTAGGTGTTTCTACTGTTGATAGTTCAGGCATATTTATTTCCTTATGTTGGGGCCAGCCGTAGCTGGGTAGCCTTATCGTTGTGGTCGTGCAGCCAATCCTTGTGGTTTAGCTTGTGGTTGTTGTTGAGGCATTGTTGGAGCCATTGTACGTTTCTTTGGTGTAGGAGTAGGAGCAGCAAAAGTTCCAAGTGCCATTTCAAAATCAGGTCCAAAAAGAGTGCCTATAATTTTTCTTGCTGGTCCATTCATAAAATTTCTAATAATATTTTTTTCTTCTTCGGTCAAATTAGCATATCTTTTGTATGCACCGTCAAGATCAATTTCCATGTTGTTTACTTCCTTTATATAGCACTGTCCAATCTTTTTGCATCACAAAAATACCAATACTAAAACAAATAGCCTCTCCTATATTTTTAATTAAATATCCTAGTAAAGAACGTTCTTTATGTTTTTCAGGCTTTACTATATAAGCAATTTCTTTTGCTCTTGCAACAGTAAGGTATTTAAAAACATTTGTTAAAAAAGTAGAAGTTCTCATGCGAGTAACCATTGGTATTGCCCAGTAGTGATAGCCACGAACAGTAGTGTCTGAAAGATGCCTAGCGGTGTACATAACATCCATACGGTACAGTTCACGATTTAGTTTACCCTGTTTATACAACTCAGTGCAGATAACACGATCACTATCACCACTACCTGAATTACCATCTTTACCTGCGCTAGTAGCTGTTCCATTTTTCACATGATCATTCCAGTCAGCAAGTTTATTTCTATTAGCAACACTGCTATGTGATCTTAATTGTTGTACCTCGTTCCAATTTAAATCTTTGGCGGGTTTATTTATAGCTTGACCGTCGCTACCTCTCGCTTCACTCCTAGGTACGCTAGTTATTCCAAGAGTTTTTTCAAGAGGAGTTGTTGTATAAGTGTTAGCTTCATAACCTTCAGGTTGCTCCCCACCCCAATTAGTTCCACCAAATTTTACTGGTTCTACATTATTGTCTTCAGCAATTTTAGGAACTTCTTTAAAAAATGCATCTGCTTTTTCAGTTATTGAAGCTGGTAGTATACCTTTCATTATTTTTTCTGCCATTGTTTGATTTTTATCATTATAATTTTTTATTGAACTTGACATTTTTTCGTATTCTTTAGCTATTTCTGGATTTTCATAAATGTTTCTACCTGCTTTATTTACACCCAAAATTTTACCAGATTGACGTCTTAATATTTCTTCAGCAACTAAAGCATTACTGTAATTTGTTGCGTCTGACCCGCTTTTAAAAAGACTGCCAGCAAGTAAGCCACTGCCCGGAAAAAATTTATTTGCTACAAATCCTATTCCTGCTGTAGCAACTCTTCCAAGACTTAGTCCTGACTTAGTGTTTTTTGCTAGTTGATCTATACCAGTTGTAGCTACTTCTAAAGCTGAAGACCCCGGTTCATAAAGAGCAACACCCTTAGCATCTGTAGTTGCAGCAGACGCACCTATTGGAGCATTACCTAAATTTACATTTACTGGACCTGAATCACCTGATGCATTTGGATTACTTGTAGTTAATCCTTGTAAAGATTGTTGAGGTTGTCCATTAATAAACATTACAGAGACAGGATTACCCATTTTATCGTAGTATGTTTTTACCTGTGAACCTGTATTAACAGGAGCAGCAGGAGTTACAGGAGGTGGAGGAGTAGTAGTAGTAACAGGAGTAACAGTAGGATTATAAGGTTTATAACCTCCATAACCACCAAAACCTCCAAAACTTGATCCTACACCAGAAGCTTGTTGATATCCCCCTACATTATACTCAGGCACTAAGCCCCCTATAGCCATACGCATACCGTCATCATCTTCTACTTCTAATTCAGAAATATCAAAAGGTAATTCTGCTACAGGTTCACCGCCTATTCTACCCTCTTCATCCATCTTTTGCAAGCCAGTTTTTGCCATTGTACGTAAATCTTCAAAGAATTTTACTCCAAAGAAACGTACAACATCAGCAGGAACAACGTACTCACCCTCACTAAGTTTAGCATCAATGTCATCCCGCACTTCCTCTGGCAGAGAACCGGGAGGTACATCGTTACCTGATACTGGGTCTACTTTTTCATCAGCATTTTCCATAAATTCCATTTGCATTTGATCTTTAGCCATTAGCATTAACCTTTAGTCTAAGTTGCTTTAGTCCATTCAAGGCATGTACCTGACCCTGCAGCCTATACATTACATGCTCTTCATCTGACTGAGAAAACATTTTGTAACTTGCTTGAATACGCTCATCTAATTCTGCTTCAAAAGCATCCCATGCTTCTTTGTTGTTTACAAGTAATTTTAAACTCACTGAATTTGTCCCCCACCAGTATTAGCTGTAAAGCCCTGTTCTCCCGGTGTAGGCACTGAACCTGTTCCCATAGTACCACCACCACTGCCTTGAGTATCTTGCACTTGTACCCCTGCTGGTGGCTTCTGTGGACCTGCCTGTGGTGGTCCTGCTTGTGGTTTAGGTGGTTCTGGATTTTCTGCTTGGAACTTTTTAAGTATCTCAGCTTGTACTGCAGCATCACCCATGTTATTAACCAGCTTGTCAGGATCAAGGTCCATAGACTTAGCAATCTCACGTATGATGTAATCCATCTTAGCAAAAGGAGCTAGTACAGGATTCTGTACAACACCAAGGAATTGCATTAGACGTTGACTACGTACCTCATTAGCCATTAGGCTTTCAGTACCACGTGCTTTAATTTCAAGATCACCTTTGATATCTTCATCAAAGTTAAACTGCATATTAAAACTAAAGAATGCTTTACCCAGTGGACCTAAGAGATAATCATCTACATTCTTAACTACATTTCGTATAGAACCATTAGCAGCAGACATAAGCATACTAATGCCAGAAGCTGTACGTCCAACACCTTGAACTCCTGTCTGACCATGAGCAAAGCTAGGAAAGCCTGTACTCTCATCTGCTAATACACGTGCCTTATCAAACATCTGCATGTTTTCGTTAGATACGTTAGGAAACTTTGTGCCAAAAATAGCTTGTCCCGGCGCACCACCTTGACGCCTAAAGACTTTTCCGGGATATACAGAAAGGTCTTGTCCCGGAACTAAGTTAGTTTCATCTACTTCTATTACCATATTGCCTGACAGTGCAGCATTGTCTACAGCCATACGCATAAAGCCATTCATCAATGTCTGTGTGTCATCCATGTTTTCAGCAATACCTACACCAAACAAACTGTAAGGGTTTAGCTCATAAGGAACAGCGTAGTAAGGAATAGTAGAAGGAGTAAATGGATTCATAACTAAACGCAACACTTGGTTGTTACAAGTCCAAATGTTTACACTAACTTGATCTAAATCTTTCATTTCTTTTGGCACTTCAATGTCATGATTTTTTAACATCTCTGTGTCAATCATACCCCAAAACTCAAGAACCTCAAAACGTTCTGATCTTGATTCTTGAGCATCGTCTTCCATAGCTTGTTCCCACCATTCCTTTATGTAATTTTCTCCATAAGAAATAGCAGTATCAATAGCATTTTTTCTAAAGAAAGGACGTTGTTTTAATCCTCGTAATTTACTACGAGACATTTTATGTCGTTCAACTACATACTCAGCTTCATCCATATTAGATGCATCTGGATCAGGATAGAAATTCCAAATAGAAACACTTGCTGTGTAGGGAACTGTTTTAATAGAAGGAGAATACTCACCAGTATCAGACCAATTAGGGTATTCTTTATCTACTGCAAATGGTCCTTTCATAACACCAGTGCCAAATAAAGCAGCTTCAAATGCAGCTACACGTAATTGTTTATTAGCATTAGACTCTTCTAACTGATCGTGTATTTTCTTTTCCATCTTTTTAGCTGCAACCATTGCAGGATGAAAAGTAATAGCAGTAGCAGTTCTACCTTGACCTTCTTTTAACTCGTCCATTACAGGAGAGATTCTTTTTTCTAATCCTGCAATACGTTCTTTAAGTTGTGGTGTTGTTTCTCCCGGTTTTAACTTCATATCTTCAGGAGAAGTTTTTTGTGCTTTTTTAAGTTTATCATCAGACTCAAAGTGTACAGACTCTTCTACACCTTCAGGCAAAGTAGTAGGATCAACACTAATAGGAAAACGATGGTTGCCAAATAAAACTTCTACAATTTGTCCATATGCAGCAAGAACTTTTGTTTTAGTAACTTTAATAAATACTTGAGACTTTTCTGTAGAAGTAAATTGTACATCAGGACCATATATCCCTCTATAGTTTTGATAAGATTTTAACCAACGATTTTCTTCTGTTTCTCTTGCATCAGATGCTTTTTTGTATTTATGTTGTACATAACTATAAATGTTTCCAGATTTAGGGTCATTATATGCAGACTCTTTTACATCCTCAATAGCAGAGGACTGCTCTAAATCCATTGTATTTTCTGTATAGTCTTCTGCCATTGTATTTCCTTAATATCCAAATGTGGGGTCTGAAACTTGAAACCCGCTATTTTGTGTTGCAGGATTAAAATCAAATAAACTACTTCTAGGTCTTGTCATTATACCGTAACGTAGTGCATCATACAAGTGATCTTCTGCATGTGTATCTACATCTTCTGGATTATTTTTATCTAAAGGCAATGCTGGTATCTGACTAATAGTATTACTACAAGTTTCAAAAAATACTATCCTAGGTTCTTCTGTAAACTCATCTACTTGTAAACGTCTGTGTAATTCGTTTTTACCTGCTATCCTAGACCCTTTTGACCTATCTGATGGTCTCCACCTGCAACCTTTTAAAATCATTTGCTCTGCTAGGCTAGGCCCAGTATCACCACGATTATGCCATAATGAAGAGTCAAGTACACCATATCTTATTTTTTCTTCTTCTTCTACCTCTAAAATCATATCCGCTAAATCGGTAGCTATAACCTTTGAGCAGTACATTTCTCTGTAGACCACAAGTTGTTCATCAGGTGCTACAGCAAACCACACCACCCCTGTGTGAGAACCATAACCATAGTCACACGCTCTAAACTTTGCCCAACCATTAGGTATTTCAAAAGGTTCTATTACGTGTATTTGCCTGTTCCACTCAGGAAATGCAGCACCTTCATTTACATCCCAATCACCTTCTAGTAACTGCTTACGTTGATGTTCTGGTAATGATAACAAATTAGCTTCATACATACCATCGTCAGCTAAATAAGGATTATCAAACAAAGTAGCAGGAATAAACCTACGTTTAAATAGGGGTTGTCCTTCTTTTGAGTGACCTCTAGGCCAAGCTATTACTTCTCCTGTTTCTGGATCAGTAGCATCAAAGCTAGTGTTGTGTGGTGCAGGGTCTACAAAAGTTTTTTTAACCCACTGATGACCACTACCTCCGGGGTTTGTAGTAGCTCTTTGATAAAGATCAAGTCCACTGTTCTTAGTAGTACGTAATCGTGACCTCATATAATTCCAAGCAAAAGGTGAAGGCCATTGTGTGAGTTCGTCAAAACCAATCCAATTAAAAGCTTGTCCTTGATACCTAGAAACATCATCATCCCTATCTAAATAACTTAACCAAAGTGATGCACCAGAAGGAGCTATCCAAGTTTTTTCTCTTTCTAAAAATTTAATTCCCGGAATAGCTTTAGGGTAAAGTTGTTTAGATACAGAGATAAGTTCCCTAAGTTCTTCTGTGCTTCTACGTACTAAAAGCTTGTTCGAAAGAGGATTGTTAAAATACCGAACAGGATCAGCCAGCATAGCAAAAGACTTACCACCACCTGCTGCTCCTCCGTATAAAACCTCTTGTTCTGATGCAGAAAGAAAATCTGTTTGCGGCCCGGGATTAGCTTGAAAGAGAATCTCCTGAGCTTTTTCAACCTCAATCGGCTCTGGCTGTACTGTCGCTGGAACTAATTTCGGTTGCTCTTTTGATTGCACCAAATCTTTCTTCTTCAAGACGTTTCGCTTTTGCTTCCGCTTCTTTGTAGCGCTGGGCGTAGTACCGTGCATTTTCAGCGTCTGTCTTACGTTTTCGCTCAAGTTTTACTCTTTTCATTAGTCCTACATGAGAGATTGATCTGCCAGTTTGTTCACTTAGCCAAATTGCAACATCTCTGTAACTGTATTGTTTAAGATGTTTTTTTGCAAGTTCTAATGTTTCTAATTCTTCTTTAATAGGTAGAAGTATATCTTCATCATCAGGGTCTTGTCTGTATCCAAAAGGAACTACTCTTCCTACACGAACGACAGGAAACCATTCAAGGCCACTGCTAAGTTTTTCTGGTGGAGGTAATCTCCAAGTTTTATTAGTCTTCATTTTTAGCCGGTAATATAAACAAAGGACTTTCAGCCTTTACTTCTACTTTATCTGTTTTTACAAAACCTGCTCTATCAAGAAAGTCTTTAGCTACTGCTATTTTTTCTTTATTACCTAGTTGAGTAGGATCATTAAACACTTCCATCATACCATATGCAACACGTGTACCAGAGGAAGCAATATATCGTTTAGTGGCCTCATAAATTTCATCCTGAAGCACACTTGTAATGCTTGTTGAAGAAACCGTATCAGCATAACCTGCAAGACGTTTAGCCTCTACAGGATTACCTTTAGCTTCTTCAAACAAAACATCAATAAACTTTTGTTGTTTTTCTGTAAGTTTTTTCATGTCACCCTTCTATAAGGTTTTACTTTGGACGCAACTTTTTTAGGTTGAGCCACAAACTGCTTGCCCGAAGCCTTGCCTCTTCGTTTGGCACGGGTTGTAGCAGCATACTCAGAATCACTAAGAGATTTAATAGCCTTAGCAGGTAGATATCTTTCACCTGTAGCCTTTGGTCCTTGAGTGGAGGGCTTACCGCTTTTAGTCCCCCACTTTTGTTTAGTCCAAGACTTAAGACTTTTCTGACTAGCAGCTAATCCTCCCCCATTCATCTTAACAGGTTTTTTAGTCTTTTTCTTTTTTGCTACAGCCATTAGGACATTTTTACTAGTTTGTAACCTTTAGCTTTTGCGGCTGCACGAATCTTAGCCAAAGTCATACCTGCAGTACCACCTTTAGCATAACCTTTTTTCTTCATTG